CGAATTTTTTAATCAATCCAGATGATGTTACTCCCTCACCCGATGAAACTACTAAATGTTTAAAATCACCCTTTTCTTCCAAAACCCTTTCCATCTTTTTTTCCATGTAATCAACATAGAAACCATCGTTGAATGCATAAGGTAATAACTGCCATTTTCCTACCGATGAATTTTTTAATTGAGCATACATTATATCCTGTATGTTGTTTTGAATAGGATTGAATATCGTTTTGGGGTGTAGTGTTTTAACCTTTTCTATTAGGGCCTGGCTGATTACTTTATTGTCAGGATACGAATATATGAAGTCTATCCCTAACTCCTCACATATCGCAGCTAATGCCCAACCAGACCAACTTCCGTTTACTACCAAGTGGGTTAAAGGTTTTGACCTATCAACATACTTATCTACTAAATTATAGATTGCTTCAATTTTTCCCCAAGGTGGTAGTGATTCACCATCACCCATCAAATCATCTCGCTTAACCCAAACCTTTCTACCTTTCAATTCATACACCTCTAATGGTGTATTTGTATTTAAAACCATACTCTTTCGTGTCTTTTTAGATGGGCATCTTCTATAGTGTTTTCTTTACATTTATCAATTAGTTTTTTCAAATCATCTGCAAAGTTACTATTAACATACCCACCAATCTTACCTTTAATAATTGGTTGATTGTAACTCCAAGATACGTGTTCATAATATCTGATGTTTGGAAATTCTGTTATTTGAGGTCTATGGTCGGATGTTAGCATATCAAAGTGTCCTTGCTTTAACTTACCACTTGCTATGAAATTAACTAACGCAGGATTACTGATTACTTCTCCTCTACTAATAGAAATTATATCAACTTCTTTTCGTATTTTTGAAAACAATACATCATCAAAATATCCCTTTGTACTATCATTTAAAGGTAGTGTAATTACAATAGTTTTAGCAAATGCTAAATATCTATCCACTTCTTCTTGTGCAGTTTTGGTATTAACAACATTGAAATTTCCAATGTGTTTTTGTAACTCTTTACTGATACTACCGTTACCAAATATCAATACCGCATCATCTTCTTTAATCTTATCTTTAATCCAATTTGCACAAGGTACTGCAGTTGGTGATAATGCAACAACTCCGATGTTCTTATCTTTACAATCTTTTAAGTTTACCATATCCACACCATGTGAACGACAAACTATCCATTCTAAATTTGGATACTTATTTAAAGTTTGTTTGCCAATCTTTGAAAACTTAACAGAAAGAACCTTAACTTCTGGATATGTATCTTTTGGTCTTTCGTATGCACCCAATACTTGTACATTCGGTAATCTTTCTAAAACGGATTCTACAATATCAGCTTTATCTTTTAATAATACATCGTTATACATTTGTAAACTTTTTAAGGGTTGATTTATTGTCATATTTTATAAATGATTCATCAAAGTATTCTTTGATTTTATCTTTTTCTTGCTTTAAAAAATCGGTATGACATCCAACTTGAAATGTTTTTTTAGGTCTCCATAGAATTTCATCCGATATTTCACCCTCAAATGATTTCCGTAAAAGATATTTCATAATTTTTCCCCTACCATTTGCTTCATCTCTATATCGTGTTGGTGTTTGTAATCCAAATTCAACTAAAGTTTTATCTAAAAACGGTGTTCTTAATTCAACAGTACCACCATACATCATTGCTTTGTTTGTTCTAATCAAATTACTTCTATGTAACTCTCTTAACAATTGAACTCGTTTTGAATGATACAATTTTGGGTCTTGCCAACTCCATCGAAATACATCTCCGTAACTTGCAAATATCTCATCACTACCTTCACCACCAAACACAACTTTAAAACCACGATTGTCAATTTCTTTTGCCAAAAACAATTGTGCTACTGCTGGAGATATTTGAGTCCACTTCCAATCTTCGGATGCGTAAATTGATTCTTTTAATTTATCAACTATTTCTTCTTTGGTAACATTTACTTCTATTAACTCAATACCAATTTCTTTACTGAATTCTCTTGCGTAATACAAGTCATCTTTTAAGTTTGCTTTTCTTGTGCCAGATGTTACATTTACAACAAATGCTTTTAGATTTTTAACACGCTTACTCAACAGATATGTAATAATTACTGAATCTATTCCACCACTTAAAATTGTACAAATAGGAACATCTGCTATTAACTCATTATCAACTGCTTTGTTTAATAACAAATTCAATTTAGATGTATAGTGTTCTAATCCTAAATCATTTGAATCAGTATCTTTTTTTAAGAAGTCATTGAAATTAAAATAAGTGTGGGTATGTGTATCACCTGTTTCCAAATAGTAAATCATACAAGTACCAGGTGTTACCGTTCGTATAATTTCTTCTTTTCTATCCTTTGAATTTTTATTTGCGTGATGATAATTTACTTTAAACGAATCCGTTAATGCTTTTATCTCACTAGCAAATGCTATTTTTCTATCAGCATCTTCCAAATAATAAAAAGGAAGTCTACCAATAAAATCTCTTCCTAAAAATAAAAAATTAGATTTTCTATCGTATATACAAAAACTGAACATACCATCCAATCGTTTCATAAAATCAATTGGTTCATGTCCAAATTTTTTGTACATCAATGCCAACAATTCGGTATCTGAACTTTCTGTTTTTGTTTTGTATTCATTTCTTAAATACGAATACTCATCTATTGTATTTTTCCAAAGTTCTCCATTGAATACAACAACAACCTCCCCATCCACATCTTCAAATGGTTGGTTTGCTATTTCAGAAAGGTCTTGGATTGACAAACGATTATGAGCCATAAACAATCCGTTTAATGGTTCAATGACGGTAGAGTTATCCCGTCCTCTATGTATTATTTTTTTAAGAGATAACTCTACCTGTTCTTTACTATTAAATGCGTTTCCGCCGATTATTCCACACATAACTATTTTAGAAAAATTTTACTTTAAGTGCTCATTTAACGCATTCATATATGTTAATTTAGAAGATACACCAGTAAATCTTTCAACCTCTACACCGTTCTTTTCTATCACAATTGTTGGTACTGAACGAATTGAGTATTTAGTTGCTTCATTATATGCCTCATCCACATCATAATCTTCAAATTTTACATTTGAAAATTGAGTTTTAACTTCGTTAATTACTGGTGCCAATGCTCTACATGGACCACACCAAGATGCACTAAATTTCTTTACTGTTAACATATTTTTTATTTTTTGGTTTTCCTTTTAATTTTTCAATTAACTTAAATTTTCTAACTTGCTTTAATTTTCTGTCTAACGGATTTTCGTTTTCTTCAACTCTATTTAGCTTTTTTTCTAATTGAAGTAGTTTTTTAGCTACCTTTCCTTTGTCAATTTTGTTTTCACTCATAGTATTGTTTTTTAATTGTTTATCCTTCACAACTTACACATTCTGGGTCCATTGCCTTTGCTGCAATATCACCTCTTAAAACTGATTCGGTTCTCATATAATATAATGTTTTTACTCCTTGTTTCCAAGCTTCCATATGAATTTGATTAATCCACTTTGGTTCTGCGGTTGCAGGGAATGCCAAATTTAGGGAAACTGCTTGGTCGATATATTGTTGTCTAACACCTGCTTGTCTTACTAAATCTAATTGGTTGATTTCTTTAAATGTTTTGAATACATCTTTAACTGAATTACATCTGTGTGCTCTTTCATCTATAGATACTTCTTTACATTCAAGTAACTTACCATCTGAAAAACAGTAATCATCTAAAAAGTCCAAATCTTGTACTGAACCACCATCTGCTAAAATCTTATCCCATACCTCTTTGGTATTTTTTCCAATCTTACGAAGTACTCTTTCCAATTCAGGATTCTTTCTAATGAATGTACCCTTTGCAGTTTGTTCTGTAAACACATTTGCTGCCCAAGGTTCAATACCACTACTAACATTACCACTCAATTTAGAGTTTGATACCGTAGGTGCTACTGCTCTCAAATGTGTATTTCTCATACCACTCTCTTTACACCATAGTGGTTCACCATATTCACTAGCTAACCATCTACTTGCTCTTTCAGATTCAATCTTTAATTGAGAGAAAATCTTACGAGTTTCAAATTGAGCTTGTAAACCTTCAAATGGTAATCCTTTTTGTTGTAAGTAAGTGTGCCATCCCAATACACCTAATCCTAATGCTCTACCTCTTTCTGCTGAACGAACTGAATTCTCAAATCCTTTCATATTTTTAGCTCTTTGGATAAATTCTTCCAACACACCATCTAAAAATATAGTAGAAGTATATATCAAATCGGTATCTTTCCACTCATCGTATTTAGCTAAATTCAGTGATGATAAACAGCAAACAAATGAATGTTGTTCATCGGTGTGTAGAACGATTTCAGAACAAATGTTGGTCATATGAACTTTCAATCCATTCTTTTTATACATTTCAGGATTTGCTTTGTTTACATTTCCCTTGTACATAATGTACGGTTCACCAGTTGCTTTTCTTTTCTGAAGTATCTTACCCCATTTTCTACGAGCTTCCGAATCACCTTCTTCTACCTTTCTCATAAACCTATCACTAACCACAACACATTGATGTAAGTTAAGTGATTGACGATTCACATCTCCCTTTGGTTCTCTGATTTCTAAAAAATCTTCAAAATCCTTATGTTCTACTTTAATGTTTACCGATGCTGCTCCTCTACGAACTGAACCTTGATTTGTAGCAAGAATAGTTGAATCATAGATTTTAGCAAATGGTACAATACCATCGGATGTTCCGTTACCAGTAATTTTACTACCTGCTGGTCTAATCATATTGATACCAATACCAACACCACCACCATGCTTTGCCAACAACATCAATTCTAAATTTTTAGAACCAATTTCATAGATACTATCACCTACATCAATACCGAAACATGAGATTGGTAAACCTCTATCAGTACCAGTATTTGATAATACAGGCGTTGCTAAACACAACCATCCTTTCCAAATGTAATCAAAGAACTTTGTTGCCAATTGTGGTTTCTCCAATCTTTTAGCAACTGCCGTAGCAACTCTCCAATATGCATCCTTTGGTTTTTCACCAGCTTGTAGGTAAGTTTTAGATATAGTTTTTACATATATCTCATTATTTCCCCAAGATGGGAAATCAACATCTACTTCCCATCCGTATTCTTCTCCGTAATTTCTCATAATCTTTTTTAAAATATATCATCCCAATTTTCACCTTCTCCTGCCTTTGAATAATCAGTTGGTCTGATTGCAAAGAAGTCGGTATGTGTAACACCTCCCGTAAGATGATAAAACCAATCCAATTCAGATGCTTTCTTCTCATCAAACTCAAAGTAGTCATCTCCACCTTTGATGGGGGTGTATCCCAATTCTGCTAACTTCTCATTAACTCTTTTTGTAATGAATTCCTTTAGGTCATCTTTTTTAAGATTCTCCAAATCACCCATTTCAAAAATTTTATCAATGAATTTATGTTCCAAATCTCTAATAATTTCAGCTGCTTTGTAGATATCAGCTTTTGCTTCTTCTAACAATTCAGGATACTCTTCACACATATGCCTGAATAACTGGCAACCCATCTTTGAATGTAGTGATTCATCTCTAACACTCCACTTCATTTGTTGTCCAATTCCTTTTAATAAGTTTCGCATTTGAAAACTATAAAGAACTGCAAATGATGAATAAAGTGCTACACCCTCTGTGAATGCTGAAAATATAGCAAGTGAACGTGCTACCTCAACTCTAGCCTGATGATTTGTTTTTAAATCTTCAGGTGTCCATTCGGCAGTTACATTGGTTAGTAATTCAAATCTTTCTTTCATAACTTCATCATGCATAAAACCTGCGAAGTCATCTAATCCCAATGTTTCATTTAGATAAGAATATGCAACTGAATGTATTGTTTCTTGAGAACCAAATGCCATTGCCATCTGACGGATTTCATGCTTTGGAAACCATTTAGTAACCATACCAGTCCAATAATCAGAAACGGCACATTCGGTTTGAGCAAATCCTAAAAGTATATTACCTACTAAATGCTTTTCTTCTTTTGTTAAATTCTCATTCCAATCTTTCACATCCATCTGCATTGGTATTTCAGTATGCAACCAAAATGCCTGCATTTGTTTCAACCAACCCTCATTGTAATAATCTGGATATTCGAATGGTTTATATGGGATTCTTTCTGTAAATAATTTACTCATATTTTTAATTTATTTATGTTTTGAATTGTAGGTATAACTATCTAATGAACTTACAAATTTTCTATTTTCTTTAGAAAACTTTATACAATTATCCCATATTCTCAACATACTTTTTGTGTAATAATTTTTTCTCTAATCCCTCTCCGTTTTTACTATCTTTTGTAGAAGCCATTCCATCAATTGAAGTTGCAGCGTATACATCCATAACTCCATGAAAGGTATCAATCTTTGCAGGAAATGTCATTCCATCAGGTCCAAATCGATTCTTAACGATGTGAATACGACCTGTGTTTGATAACTTATCCTTTGTTTTTCTACTAACACTCATAATAAAATCAGCAGTTTGTACTTTCTTATACGAGTCACCAACCGAATCAGCCTGAATAACTTCGTGGTCAATAGCTGCTCTATTGGTTTGGGTTGCAGTCCATACTGGTATTTGTGCTTCACCACTCAATCCTCTCAACTCTTCATAGATTCCACCCAATTCAGCATATAATCCATCTCTATTACCATTACCCGATTTCAATAAGTCCGCGTAATCGATGATAATCAATTTAGGATTAAACCCAACCTGTCTTACTTTTTCAATATGAGCAGCAATTGTTTTTGCTGATGCAAATTGAGGTGGATAGTATTTGATACGAACTCTACCTGGAATCTGTTTGATTTTACGAATAATCTCATTCTTTCTTTCCTTATGCTCCGATGTTTGGATACCTGTAAGAATTGTTGTGTATCTCTGCCCTACATAACTTTCGGATAATTCCAAAGTATAATGTAACACATCAATTCCTCTTTCCAATGCGGAACACGCTATTTTAGATAAGAACCAACTTTTACCAATACCCGATGGTGCCATAACTACTCCTAATTCTCCAGGTCCTAGTCCACCATCCATTAGTTCATCGATAACATCCCATCCAGTTGGACTAGAATCTCTCTTAACATCCTCCATAATGGATTCAAAGTTTTCAATATAATCCAATCCTAAATCAGATTCTACACCAACTTTGGATGCCGCCATCATCGTATCTATAATCTTATCGTAGTTTCCTGCTTTGAGCAAATCTACCGATTTTAGAAGGGCATCTTTAACTTTCTGATTTTTAGCAAATGTAAGGTATTCTTTCTTTACATAAGGTAAATCTTCTGAACCAACCTGTAAATATACATTTTTAAGTTGGTCAACTACCGTTTGTTTTAAACCTTTATCATCTATAGTTCCTACTTTAATTTTGAACACTTCCATTGTAGGAACTGCTCTGTACTCATTAAAGTAATCTAGTAGAGAATTTATAATCCATTGATTTGCTTGCGATTCAAAGAATGTAGGTTTAGTAATTTCGTTTACCTGTTCAAGAAACTTGACATCTGTTATAAGAGAAGCAACAACTTTAGATTGATACGATTGTCCATACTTTACCAATGTATCTACTGCTTCCATTATTTTTTACGTTTCTTTCTTGCTAATTTTTTTTCTTCAATCGATAATTCGGCTACTTCCGCAACTACTTCGGTTTTGATTGGCTTTCTTAACGCTTTCCATTCTGATTTGGGTACGAACACCCAACCATATTGTAACACTTTTAAGTCTGCTTCTTCTTCTTTTACTCTGCGGATTTCTCCTTCTTTACTTTTGATACACTTCATCTGTTCCGTGTTTAATTTAAATTATTTAACTACCATTAAAATTTCCGATTCTCTTAATAGGATATATTTGTTCCCACCAATTTTAATTTCTTGTCCTTGATGGTATGGTGGGAGAATTACTTCATCACCTACTTCAACATTCATTGGAATCAATGTTCCACTTTGCGTATAAATGCCAGGTCCTGTTGATTCTACCTTTGCTCTTTTTACATCTTCACTTCTTACTGAATCGGGTATAATAATACCACCTGCAGTTTGTGAAACTTCTGGTGCTAATTCTGTTAGTAGAACTCTATCTCCTAACGGCTTTACTAATTTGTTTGTCATTTTTTTAAAATTTTGCTATGTGAGAAAATGTGGATTGTAACCAGTCCGTAACATTTGGAAACGAATCCAATATACGGGCTTTCAATCCTACTTTTAGGAATTCTTGCTTACTGAACTTTGGTGGTGATTCTTCAAATCTATCTATAATTTTCATTCGAAGATTACCACTAAATGTTGGTTCGGATAGTTGAAACAACTTACGATTTCTTTTTAATAATTCCAAGTTATTTTCAAACAATTCGTGTCCTTTTACCTTTTTTGGTTGCGAGTTAATGTATTCTAACATAGAATCAGTAGTATGAACTTCCTCATCTGCTAATATTGGAAATGCTTTAAGAATAGTTTTCAATCCTAATCCTGAAATGCCCTCTACATTATCGGATTTATCACCATCAATTATTCTGAAATTGATAAAATTATGTGGGTGAATACCAAATTCCTCAATTACTTCGGGAATGTTGTAGATTTTCTTTTTAGATGGTGAATATACACTTACGTCTTTGTTGACTAATTGAATGAAATCCTTATCGGAACTCATTATTACAACCTTTTCGTTTTCTTTCTTTAATTGAGTAGCAATATATGCCATCACATCATCGGCTTCAATTCCATCGTAAATCATAATTGTAACAGGTAGAACCGAAAGTAATTCACCTAATGCCGTCATTTGACGTTTCATAGATGCACCTTCTTCTTCAGGTGTCATTTCCATAGATGCAGCACGATTCAATCTCATTTTGATTTTATTCTTGCCTCTCTCTGATTTGTATCCGGAATATATTTCCTTTCTACTATTAGAGCCACCTTTACCGTCAAATACGATTACAACTCTTGTGGGGTTGATTGTTCGGATGGCATAGCCGATACTTTTTAAAGTACCGACTATTCCTCCAATATGGTCACCATTTTCGTTAAGATTAGGTGCCGTTGACCAGGAACGAATGAAGGTATTAAGACCATCAATAACTAATGTTTTGGAGTTACGATGTAAATCTCCAAAATCATTATGTTCCCTATCTATTTGTTTTAGTATATCTAAATACTTTTTGTTAATCTGACTCATTGGCTTCGTCCGTTGTAAGTTCAACTTCATCCGAATTGGAATTGTTTTTGTATAATAAAATTGTTGCTTCGCAAATTCTACGATAGATTTGGTCTTTTAGTTCTTCATCCTCTAATAATTTTGCAAAATCTTTAGATTGGAATTTGATTTCTTCACCACTTTCAATATCGACGTATGAATACCAAGCTCCACCTTGCTTTAATAATTTAGCATCTTTCATAACTGCTAACCATCCTCCGTAGTTATCAATACCTCTATCAAAGAAAATATCAAAATCTGCGTGTCTTAATGGTGGTCCCATTCTGTTTTTGATAACCTGACAACGAACCTTAATACCTACGATTCTATCCCCTGCTTTCAATTGCCCCATATTCTTCAAACGAACTCTAACAGATGCGTGAAATGCCAATGCCTTACCACCCGATGTTGTCCACGGGTCACCGAACATTGCGTTCATCTTCTGTCTCAATTGATTTGTGAATATAAGTGCAATAGATTGTCTACCAATCATATTGGTAATCTTTCTCATTGCTTTGGAAATGATAATTGCCTTATCAGTTGCGTAACCATCCTTACCATAATCGGCTTCTAACTCCTTATGTGTAGATGCTGCTGCTACTGAATCCACAACGATAGTTACTAATCTATCTTTATCACCTTTACGAACTTGCTCAATAATTGTTTCACATGCTTCGAAAATACCTTCAACGGTATCAACTGAAACATATAGGAGTTTTGAAACATCTACTCCAATTGCTTCTAAAAATTCTCTACTAACTGCGGTTTCCGTATCAATCAATACTGCTACTCCACCTTTCTTTTGGGTTTCGGCAAGAAGATGGGCAGAGAGCAGAGATTTTCCACTCTGCTCTAAACCCGTAATCTCCGTAATACGTCCAACTGGCAATCCACCATAAGGTCGGTTTGAGATTGCTACATCTAACATTGCGTTTCCGGTAGATACCCAATCCTTTACATTGGTAGGGGCATCTCCACCCTCATCAGTTAGAAAGTAAGCAATCTTACCATCCTTATTTTGTTTGTTTAGAGAATCGGCAAGTAAACTTGCTAAATCTTCTTCTCTTTTTGCCATTATAATTTTTTTTAATTGTTAAATAAATCATCGAATGCCGATGCTACATCTTCTTTAAGAGGAGATGCTTTTTGTGCAGTCTTTGGAGTTTCATCTTCCCACGGAAGTTCACCAATATCTTGCGAACCACCCATATCGGTAGATACGGTTGATTGTTTAGGTTGAGGTTTTGCCGCTGCTAATTCCTCATTGATTGGGTTTCCACTACCATTAGCTGGAGCAGATGGGTTTAACCAATTTTCCAATACACCCTTCAATTCATCATAAGATAATTCAGAATACAATTCCGTAATTTCTTTCTGTGCGTTCAACAATTCAGTTACTGCATCTGCATCTGGTAAGATTTTAGATGTTGCAGGTTTAACTCTGATTGTAGTTGTTGGGTATGCTGCATTTGATTCTTCTGCAGATACTACTTCCAATACAATATCACGACCTGTATGTGGGTCTGTAATATCACCATAATCAGGGTCTGCAATATATCCTAAAATATCCTGATATACGGTCTTACCGAATCCCCAAAATTTAACACCTTCACTCTCCTTACCTCTTACGATTACAGGTGCGAATGTTCTTAATTTTGGTTCCATCTTCTTACCTGCTTTCCAATCATCAGTGTCACCAGTTCGTTTAAGTTTTTCTGCAAACTCTACGATTGGGTCAGGTCTACCAAATGAGATAGGACTCAAATAAGTTTTGTTGTTAATGTTGTAGTGAAAATACAATTCGATAAAAGGATTATCCTTATTGAATTTGTAAGGTACTAAACGGATTTGAGATTTTCCGTTTGCCGGTTTCCAAATTGAGTCCGACTTCTTTGTGTTGTTTTGAAGAGAGCTAAATCTCTTGAGTGCTAATGAAATGTCCATTGCTTTTTTAAGTTTTAAGTGTTAATAAATTGTTTTAAGTTTGAAGGTTTTATCGCGATTCCCTTATATCTAAATATAACCTTTTTACTTTTGTTGTAACAAATATACAATATTTTTGTTACATTTCCAAGTATTATTTTGCCCACTTTCCTCTACTCACTAATTGAGAAATTACGGAGTAAACTGCTAGGTCTTGATAGGTATCTTCGATGGTTTCACCCACTTCATCAGGGTGTCCTAATACTACCAATTGTTTTAATCTGTTGATTTTATCATTCTTTCTGAACCATAGACCACTCAATGATAATTTAATATCTTCTTTAGTTTTAAGTTGTGTACCTACTGAAATATTTCCAGGTCCATAGTTTCTTTGCTTTTTACAAAAAGTAGCATACATTTCATCCAAAATGTTTTTGAATTCAAAAGTCATTTCTGGATAATTTTCTTCACAATACTCAATTGCGGATTGTTCTTTTTTGGTGTTTAACATAACTTATTTTTTAGTAACTTTTTATTTATTTTATTTTTTAATTTAACTCCTAAAGCACACATTTCATACTCCTCATATTCTACGAGGGTTTCTATGTTTTCATCCAATAAATTTAAAAATTCTTTACTCTCAATTGCAAGCATAATAACAATCGAATGTTTGATTATTACATGCGCAAAATCAACGCGTGATTTATCGTTTCGAATTCCGAAAGAAATCGAGTCAATAATTGCTTTAGATATTTCCATTCTATGAGTTTGGAAAATATCTACAGGGTCTTCAACATAAATTTGGATAGGTTTAAATCTATTTTTTTTCATACTATGAATATATGAAAAAAAAATCAGAATTACAACTCATCTGTGTTAAAACTTTTAAAAACTTTTGTAGGGATTTTTTTGTATCCAATCGAAGATGTTGTAATGATGCAATTTTTAAATTCATCCCAATCAATCATATAAGAATTATCCAGTATTCCACCTGTCTTTGATTTAACTACTTCGTTGAGTGCATTGATGGTGTATATTGTATTTGATTGTTTTTTTCTATGAACTAAAATCGTTTTCCATTCGGAATCTATTGCAGAAGAACCTTTCTCTACATTAAACGTAATGTATAGTTCTCCCTCATTTATTTTATTTTCTAGTACAAATACGTTTGGATTTGTAAGTATATACTGATTTAGAACGAATTCTACCGATTTATTTAACTCTCCCTTTGTGGTAAAAAGGCATAATAACTGTGTATTCATCTATTTTTGGTTTATTAACTTTACCGATAAATATAAAATTTCAAACCAAAAGTGATTTATTAAGGATAAACCTGTCTATTAGCCTTTATAATTTCTTTAGCAAACTCGTCATTTACCACCATTTCAAACTTAAATTGCCCTCCATAATTTCTACCATCTTCTCTAATATCTATGTTTGCAATAGGTATAACTCTACCTCCAACTTTAACTTTAAATGCAATAAATGGTGGTGGTCCAGGTTCTGAAATTAATCCTTGTTTAAATTCTTCAAAATCACTTGTACCAAATATAACTTCCATTGTACTCTTATCCAACATATATTCCCCTAATGCAATACTTTCTTCACCATCTGCAACAGATTTTAGTGGAAATTCCGTTTTAACCTCATTTAACATACCATCTCTCAATCTCTCATTGGTTGTAATTGCCTTTACCGCCTCTGCAACATAATTAGCATGGTCCGCATCCATTTCATTGATAAAATCAGTAGCTACTTTAGATGATTCTCCTTCTCCTTTTCTTTGTAAAGCCCGTATCCCTTCAAATAAAACTTTATTCTTTTCTCTACTACCTTTTCCTTTAAGAGTATCAGCCAGTGCAGTATCGAAATCAATACCTTTTTCTTCCATTGCCTTTTTAAAATCTTCATCTTCTTCGGCAAGTTGTCTAATAGCATCTGCGTTTTCTTCGCAGAATTTTGCCAGTTTCGCCCTTTCATTTTTTGCAAACATTTGAGGGTTGATATTATCAGGAACATCATCTTTCCCCAGCCATTCAAAAAACTTACCTGTTCCAGAATTAAGTAAGTTAACTTTTAGATTTTGTTTTAGAGATATTTCTTCCAAAAGTGGTTCTCCGTTTTCATTCTCAAGTCGTATATAAATGTCAGTTGAAAATCCTTTATCACCATAACTACCTAATCCAAGTGATTCAACATCAGATTTGGTATCCCAAGATGCTGCGGTGATTTTATGACCTGGATATTGTTTTTCTACTTTTTTAAGTATTGCTTTTCTGTTGTTTGTAGCAGCCTTTAACCAAGTTTGATTTACAATTCGGGTACCATCTTTTTTCAATTCTGGATTCTGTGATGTTAATGCTTTTATATGTTCCGATACTGCTGATTGCATTTCATTCCACTCATCATCACTCATCGTACACGCCATCATCGTCATCAACTCACCAGCTTGAGCTGGCAGTTTACCAGCTCCACCTGGAAAATTTGAAAAGTGAGAAATCTTTTTTGCTGCTCCGACATGTTGTGTATTCATCATTCTCTCAAACAATTTCAAATATTTTTTAGGAAATTTTGGATTGTTAGCAATACTTTCTGGTATTTTAAATGGTGGTGGTGGAATCGGATTTGCAAACTTTTTATTTTTTTCAGCAAATTCTTCATCATTTGGGTCTAAATCTTTTTCAAATTCTTCAGTTTCCAATGGATTTTCCGAACTTAAAGTTTTATCCTTTCCGTTTACAATTCGTTTTTTAGGTTCTGTTTCGGTTGGTTCTGTGGATGGCTCATCAAATACACTTGCACCGCCACCAGTACCGAATACGTTTGTACCTTTAACTGGCTCTTCTTCATCGGAAGATGGAAGTTTGCCACCACTTTTTTCTTTTGCCTGTTTTATTTCGGCAGGTGTTGGTTTATCGTGTTTGTCTGGGTCCATCTTCTGAACTGTGTAGATATTACCAGATTTTTTACTCTTTACAATATCTTCTTCTTTAAGAACACGTTTTGGTTTTGGAGTATTTTCTAGGATGTATTTGAATACAACGGATGCTCTATCCACCAATTGTTGTGCAGATGGAATATCTCTTTCTCTTAAAAGTTTTACCAATAATTGTTTATGTGATTCTTTTGTTAAATCAGGAATCCCTACGTGAAATTTTAATTCGTCTAGTATTTCATCAAAATCTGGATACATATTTTATCTGTGTTTCTGTATATCTTATAAATATATAATTTATCCTAAATGAACCAAATTATTGTAACTGGTTCCTTCATCAATTCGAACGGGAAACCCACCCTTTTCCATAATGGTCGGTAAAAGTTTTAAAATCCCCTCCCTCTCCATCGGATGTGTATCTATGAGAAACGCATCATAGGTGTATAGAATCAATTTCGATTTCATCTCACTCATTTGGTTTAGGATATCACTCATCTTTTTATAATTCACTTCCGTTTCTAGAGCTTGTAAGAGATAATTAAATACCTTTTGTTCAGTCCCTCCTTCTATTTTAGTGAAATGAATTTCCCTTCCGTATAGGGGTGTTTTCAGAACTCCGGAGATTACGAACTTTTGGTAAACCTCTTTGATGTATTTATCAACGGTTTGAAAAAACGGTATCTCCCTTGCGAACGAATCCAACCCCCCATAGAGATACTTAAAGGTTAGAGCTTTGGCCGTTTCGTAATCCGTTCCATAAAGATTGGCAAGGTGTTGGTGAGCAGTTTCTCCTTTTGGAAATTCATACCCTACGATTTTCGCAATCAAACGGATGTGGTAAGACTCGTAATCGAATTGTAAGAGAGTACCCCCATCAAAACGGCTAACAAAACAATCTCTACTACCATCGGATTTGTTAAGAGCGGAGTAATTTACATTAAGGTGTCTATTGGATGGTCTACCTGTAGTTGTGTATGGATTGTATTTCGTATACACTTTACCATTATGTATGTGCTTGGGAGAGAAACTAAATCTATCAATAAATTTTTCCTCTTCGACTTGTACCCCAGCCCCCTCCAGCCTCCCTAACTCTTTTATGGAATCTGAATAAATACGATACCAACTCTTTCTGTTTTTTATATCAGGGATTGATTTTAAGAGTTCGTACCACTTCATTAGCGGGATACAATCATTCAACTCATTATAATCGGACCTATACCCCTTAAAAAGAGTTTCTACCCATTCAGAGAAATTAAATGGTTTACCATATTCTTCGAAGTAGACCCATTCATAATCTAACCCTTCTGATTGAATGTATCGGTTTCCCAAAACCAATGTATTTTCATTACAAAGTTTATGTATTGGAAAATTTGGTAAGGTTGAAGCATCAACATGATTGAAATTTATTATACCATCATCGGTTTCAGTTCTGTAATACAGAAACGATAGATGCGTACCAAATTCATGTGCTTTGGGTGAACTCCACACTGGTATCAATAATCTAATGTTTGGATTAGATTGGACAAAAAAATGTAGGGTATCCCTATTTTCTATTAAGTTCATACCCTACAAATATATAAAATTTATTTCAATAATCCAAGTTATTCTCCCCAATGGTTTTTACGAAGTTCATATACATCGATTGGCTCACGTTTCATGTGATTACCTTGATTAAAGTATGCTCCTTTTTTTAGATATCCACCCAAAAAGTTTCGTCTAAATCTATTTGATTTATTTGGTTCTGAACCATGAATTGTGTGTGAGTGAAGTAAAACAACTTCTCCTTTACGAAGATATCCTTCTACTTTTCTAAAATCATGTCCTTCTGGCATAACACACGGCTTACCTCTTTCGTTTCTCCAAAACTTTGGATTACTCTTTGCTCTTTCCTCATCAATTTCAATCGGTAAGACTGGTAATCTGTGTGAACCTTCGTAATTCCAAACTGCTCCGTTTTCGGGATCGTGGTTATCCAACGCTAAAGCAGTATTGATAATTTCGTTATGTTTACAACCTGTATAGAATCCATTTTGGTGTTGGTCTCTACCCAATTGTCCTGGTGGTTTGAAATATGCCCAAGTTTGTAAGCCTATCAACTCCCCCTCCATCAAAAACTCCATTGCTTCAATCAACTTTGGATGGACAAATAATTTTTCTAATTTTGATGATAATTTGTGTGGATATGCAAATGGGTCCCATTCTCCCCATTCATCACCATTGTCTTTAGTAGTCAATGACCGTTCTTGACGTAATCTTTCTAATTCATCATTAATTTCATCACATTGTTCCTCTGTAAGGAGTTGTAATACGGTCCAACCTCGATATCTCCAATCGAAGGTCATTTGTTGAATTTCTTCTTGTGTAAGATGTTTAAATGCCATAACTATTAATTTGTTCTTTAGGTAAATATACTATAAATATTTTTTATTTCCAAATTTTTAAATAATTTTATGATTTGTAAAATTGTGTTACATTTGGTAAATACAATCCTATATTTTTTAATGTAGTAGATGCAATGAACAAAGATGATTTATTTGAATCAATGATTCCCTTATCGGTAATATCACCTTTTTCATTATAAACTGCATTTAATGGTCCTGATATTCTCCATCTAACGATTTCAACATTCCAATTTGGATTTTCATTTAATTTTTGAAATGTATTTAATGAAATTTCATATACAAATCCGTTTACATCGTTTGCTTTTTGTGCAAAATATCTATCTATACTTCCAATTGAATAATCGTCTTCGGTTGGAGACGGTACAATCGTACTTGGAGTAGATAGTGGATAAAAAGTTTTATTTTTAATTAAATCTTTATACATATTAATCTTCTTCTTCTTCTTTAACTTCAATTCTATAAGATGCGACAATTGTAGTTTTCCAACCATTTTCATCTAATCCATGTTTTACATTCGTAATTTGAAAATACCCATTTCTGTTGTATATTTCAGGAACTCCATCTATAAGGAAATATTCTCCAGAACTCAATCCAGCAATTCCATCTATTGCTAGAGTTATTTCTAAAAATGTTAGAGCAGTGGTTCCTTTTGATTGTTTTCCTATTGTAGATTGTATTAAACTTTTATCAGTATAAATTAAATTATTAGCAGAAGTTTTACTATCTTTATTTGATTTAAATTTAACGAAATTTTGACTCAAAACTTCATTCATATTTGTTTTTTCCTTTTCCCCATCTTTGTTTTCGGTAATGTTTGTTACACTTCCTCCAGAAGTTAGAATTTTATTCCATTCATCGGAATCTTTTACCAATTTAATTTCAAGAGCATTTATTGAATAGTATCCATCAGCATTTGGTGTTCTATAATTAATAGCATCTTTATATGTTCTACTTGCATTTGTTTCCGTATCTTCAGTTTTATCCTTTTGAATATTATTTATTGCAAGTTGAGATGAATATAATGCCTGTGATTGAGCTAAAACATCTAATGCCATATCAAACGTAAATTCTTTTACGATAGAACCCTTTGCACCTATTTTAAATCTATATTTTTCAACAGGTGGTGGTGGTGTTTGTAATTTTCTATCAATTATAGTATTAGTTGAAGAAGCGTTTGGATTATCATCTGGTTTACCGATTTCTAATTCACATAACCCAAACATATTATCATTAATCAAACTTGTTAAAGCATTTACAATATCAGCTTGAGCGTATGCTTGTGAATAAAATTGTACAAATGTGGACCATTTAACAAATACATTTAAAAGATTACCACTTATAGATGATAATGAAACAGTTTCAGATGTGTTAGATTTACTGGTTAATGTTATGTTTGTAGCTTCTTTTCCATTTGAAATATTAAAACTATATCCATTTATCGGCGCATCTACAAAACTTCCGCTTTTATCTATTATTATTTGTTCTTTTAAATTAGCATCAGTTACTACTTTTATAGATGGTAATCGTCCTGGTAATATAAAATCTGATGTAGTTGATATAATATGTGGTGATGAATTTACTGGTATAATATCTTTACCATCCAATGTATACGCCGCATCTAAAATGTTTTTAGATTGTTTATATACCTGAATATTATTTAATATTTTCATTAGTAATCTAAATGAAACATATTGTTCTTTATTAAATTTAGTATCTTCCTGCTTTTCGTTTAAAACCCCCCAGTTAAAAAATTCATTCTTGTCATCTTTTTCAGTTATTACGTTTTCAAGTGGTGGTTCATTCATATCCGCAGCGATTTTTTTAACCCAAGATTGAAATCCTGTTACGTTTGGGTCACTTGAAGGTTTACTTCCTTTCGCTGCTGGTTTTGCTTGTTTTACGGGCATCCATAATTGCAATTCATTTCCTGCGGATACTTCTAACATTATATCGTATGTACCATCTTCCTGGGGACTGAATGTGTAATTAGTAACATTCCCTGCCATGTAATCATACTCATAGTTAGTTTCCTCTATCGTTTTTAAATACGCCAATCTAGCCTCTCTATATGCGTTATCTTTGTGAGAAAATATTTTCATATAGGCATCTACATAATCTGTAAATTTCTTTTTTGCAAATAATTTAGAACCAATTATATATTTATTGGATTTGTTTTTAATATCAGTATTCCACCCCCATTCTACTACAACTTTAGTAGCAGGTCTTAAAAAAAACAATTCAAACATTTCTAGTTGTTTCAAACTAAATACTTTTATTTGAAGTTGTGCAGTTTTTAGTGTATTATTATTACCATCCGTATCCAACTCCATTGATAATATAATTGGAGTAGATATTCTTCTATTTGTTTCTTTTAGAACTTCTATTGGTTTCCCATTTAAATCATATCCAACAATTGTGTTACCAGTTTGATATAAG